AAGATTTATTCGCAAAGTTTCATGCAAATGTACCCTTCGTAAAACAATTAATGGAACAAGCTACCCGGAAAGCAGAGAACGTAGGTTTCTTACGCACACTGCTTGGTCGTAAATGTCGTTTTGATTTATGGGAACCACGCGCTTTTGGTATACATAAAGCATTACCACTATGGGAAGCAGAGAAAGAATATGGACGTGATTTAAAAAGAGCATGGACATATAAGGCATTAAATAGGTTGATTCAAGGCTCTAGTGCTGATATGACTAAGAAAGCGATGGTTGATTTGTATGAAGAAGGGATCATATCCCACATACAAGTGCATGATGAATTGAATTGTTCTATTCAAAACGAGGAACACGCATCACGGATCAAAGAAGTTATGGAAAATACCGTAGAACTTAAAGTTCCTTTGAAAGTAGATGCAGAGATAGGACCATCATGGGGCGAGATCCAAAAAAAGTAACAGGTGATGTTAACGAATTTAAAGCTGTTATAAAATTTTTAAAAGAAGGATACATGGTATTTAAAAATGTATCGGGAACAGGACCAATTGATTTAGTTTTAGTGCATCAAGAGACGGGTGAAGTAAGAAAAATAGACGTAAAAACAACGTCATACCGTCAAAGTTGGAAACCCGGCACGAGAATAGCTCGACAAAGGACACCGGAGCAGGTAAAATTAAAGGTTGAGTACGAATTTATAGATAAGGACGAAGATGTTTAAAGAATTGTGTGCAACACTATTTATATTATGTAATCCGTTGATAAATGGATTTGATTTTAATTATAGTATTAATCCGCGCGATCAATTTGTAAAAGGGATAGCAGAATGCACAATATTAAATAATGCATTTGTACCTCCTAATGAAAGAGTTGTAGTCGCTGTTAGTGTAGCACAAGCCATATTAGAATCAGATTGGGGACGTTCTAGATTTGCTAAACAAGGTAATAATTTTTATGGCATTATACAAACAGACGAAACAGAGCCACATATGAAATCACTTAACAGTAATATAATGTTAAAAGTATATGGCAATAAATGTGAAAGCGTTTCTGATTATATTGATTTACTTAACAATTCTAGTGCATTTAAAGAGTACAGAGATTTACGCATGAGTCAATACATGAATGATAATGTTAATGTATATGAAATTATTGAAACACTAAAAAATTATGCTGTAGATCCAGAATATACAAAAAAATTATTGGCTGTTACTCTCGGTTTATTTGAAAAATATCCAGAAATATTTAAATCAGCAGAAATTTGGGAATACTACAAAAACAACAAAAAAACTTAATTTCCTTGACAATCTGTTAAAATCCCATATGTATGGGCATGTATGAATAAACATACTACATATATAGGAGAAAGAAATGACCGACATTAAAAAGTATAAATCTGTCGCAATCAGTATAGATACGTACAAACGAGCCAAGCCCATAGCAGAAAAAAACTATATGTCCATGGCTTCATTTATACGTTATTTAATTGATAAAGAAGAAGATAGACCTACACTAAAAAACGGAGAAGATAATCATGTCAGACAGCAACGATAGAAGAATTAAAGCAGCATTATATACAGCAGTTTTAAATAAACTTACCGGAGAATTGTCCGAACTTGAAGCTAAAGAAGTGCTTTTAACAAATGCACCAACTTACATTACGAGTAAAGATTTTGATCACGCAGATCATATTGAAGAGTTAAAAAATATTATATTAGAAAAAGTACACGTTAGTGATGCTATTAAAGATATAAAAGCAATTTACTTTGCAGAACAGATCGCGAAAACAAATGACAAAGCAACTAATAGTTAGTGCAGTAAGAAAAGTAGAAGATAAAGTGATTGTGTCCTACACAGACGGCACTACAAAAGAATTTACCGTGGCTGAATGGGAATATTCTTACGGTCAAGGTCGTCGTTTGTGGGAACAACATGAAAAAGAATTTAAAAACCCGGAGAATTTTGATGGCTGAAGAACAAATAGCATTTGACATATACCAACCTTTTGGACCAAGTGTCCTTAAAACTAAATTACCTCAAATTTATATAGATGCTTTAAACAAACAATCAGATGATATATTAAATGATGAGGAGAAAAGTAAAGAAAGAGATTGGAGCCACAATCTTGCCGGTAATGTTAAAAAAGAAATAAGTATAAATCACATGGAAATAAAGGGTTTACCAGAATTCCTAGCGACCATAGCGCAGGAATACACGAAGCGTGTGTTACCCGAATATCTCCCCGAGGGTACAAAGATCGCGTTTCGTGTTTGGACAGTCAGTCAGTTTGCGGGTGATTTCAATCCGATTCATATACATGATTCCAATCTATCGGGTGTTTGTTTTCTCAAGATTCCTCCCAAATTCGATGAAGAATACAAAAAAGAGGATCATCATCCAACGGCTGGCTGTCTTGAGTTTATTGGTTCAATACCCAATCATTTTGCAAGACATAGTTTTTTAGTTAAACCGGAAGTAGGAGACTTTTATATTTTTCCTAGTTGGTTAACACATCAAGTTTATCCTTTTCGTAGTGAAGGAGAGAGACGTTCTATGGCATTTAATGTGCATTTTACTATGGAAAATCCAATGAAAGGTGTTGATGTCTGAAGAGACAAAATACGATAAACAAGCAAAAAATTTACGTTATAGATTTGATAAGGAAGGCTTTAGACGTGCTAGATGGGAACAATTAGACCGTAAAGAAAAAGATTATTGGCGCGGTAGAGTACAACAATGGAGTCAAGATAGGAGAGAACATGCAAAAACGAGAGTTTAAAGACGCAATGAAAGAAATGTCAGCTCATGTAGCTAATCGTATTAAATATTATTCTGATGAAATTGTATTTAATTACAAGACACAAGAAGGAAAAGTTTTAGATGGTACCGATCTTAACGGCGCCAGAGCAGTATTATACGTTATTTTAAATAAGTTATTAGAGGATTTTGAACCAAAAAATAATACATACGAGAAAATAGAGAAGGACCTTTGTGATTTTTTCGATATTTCTTATGACCGTCGAGAGTATGAGGAAGAAGAGCTAGGCTGAACAAGAGATACACTCCTCATCTTCGTCATAATTAGTTACAAATACTTCTCTTGGTGTTGCTTTATATGTTACGGTAGGGTCTGTTGGTCCTTCAGGAGGTTCTTCTGCACATTCACACATTTTCTTTGATTCTAATTCTTCTATTCTGCTTTGTAAATATACAATAACATCCTTCAATTCCTCTACCGTCATATTTTCTCCTTATGGTTTGTTTTGGGGGTAAGCTTCTAGCTATACACCTAAACACCATATGGGATCAAGTTATTTTTTAGATAAATGATCTCCAATTGCAAAAATCATCACTGCGATAAACAACAATATAATAATTATAGCAACTAGTCCTGTAAGTATGAGAATTTTCATTTCTTTTTCTTCTTACGTTTTGTAAACAGTTTCATCCAGTCTAGTCTTGGACCAAAGTATATCGCCTTGTACTTACGACCAAGCCAGTCATAATCCCAGTACCACTGCCAGACGTGCCTAGCCAAGAGATGCCATTTGCGCACTCATTGCTTGCGCTCTGTTGGGGGTTTGTTTTGCCCACCGTGAGTCTAACATTTCGCTCGCCGCGGTAGAATAGTCTAACCCGGACAATGCTTTCCACATGTTCTTGAACTTTGATACACCTGTCTTACCAAGCTGAAATATCATTTCTATAATAATTTCTTCTGCCACCTCGTCCATATCCATGCAACCATTTTCTGACATTAAGTCTTTTGCGCCTTTTATAGCTGTTTGTAGATCGTGTTCTAGTATGGTCATAAGAAACTTCTCTTCATACTCTTTATCGTCCTCCCAAAAGTCTTCGACGCAGAGGTGCCCTACCCCCACTGTTCTCTTACCTAGGGTATCTAGATATACTTTGTTTCTGTAGCCCTCGTGTTTTTTGACCGACGCCAATAATCTATCCATATTCATCGTGTGTTTCTCCTGTTGTGTTTGTTATCTGATTCTATGCCTACTTTTTCGCCATCCTCCGCGACATATGTTATTGTATTATCATATGTTTTACCGCTGTTTGACGAATATTTTCTCGATATTCTTTCCCATTTTTTTCCATTATATACAAATGGATGTAATCCTTCCATCATTTCTTTTGAAAATTGTTTTCTTTCTTTAGATGTTTTATTTCGTCCATCTTTATAATAAAAATCATTCCAAAAAGAATTATTGATATCATTAAAATCTATCATGCATTCTCCTTTTCTTTATAATCTGTTTTTAAATAAGTTATTGTTCGCACCCACCCTGTTGGTATTGCGATATGACGACCACCCTCTTTGTCATCGTCAAACTCTGAATAGTCTGCCATCACGACAGTTCTTGTATCATCTTTAAACATTAGCCACCCAACCGAATGACAGGTAGCTAATCGTTCTTTTGCGATATCT